GGTAGTGTTTTACCTTCCCATCTAATCCAAGCGTTCTCCGATAAGAACAGTTCTTCTAGCGCACTATTGAAATCCTCCTTTACATAGCCAGTATTTAAAGTAATTTTAGTAGAACCGTTTACATTATATCTTTGTTTTTGCCCTTCGTTAGTTCCGTAGGTAAGGGTATTAGTGTCTATTGTGTTTCTTTTGTACGTCTCATCTTTTACATTAAAGCTTTCAGTTGTCTTTTTAAAGAAATATATATCCTGATATGTACCTAACTTGTTTACAAACGTTACTTTATGTGGTGTAAACTTCGGCTCGCATACATTATTAACCGTTACAGTCTTTAAAAGTGTGCTATCATCGGTTGCATATATCTGTACAGAACTAGAATTAGCTGGTATTGTTAGATATTGAATCTTTTGGTTAGAGTTTCCGCTGTCTGTTATTTGCGTAGTAACTGAATCAATGATAACTTTACCAACACCCTCTGCAAATATTGGTAGCTTACCTGCTGTTCCTTCTGGTAGATACATATTAAGACTGGTCTGCAAAAGGTCAGTACTTAACGCTGGGTTTATTTCTTCCTGAAAGTCTCCATATCCATCAAAAGCTAAGTAAGTAAACGTTTGCGTTCCGTTTGATTCATAGATTGCTTCAGTTATAGAATCATAATAATCTACAACCGCAGAAACCCAAACAGTATTACATAAATAGTCATTATCAAAAGATGTTACTAGATAATCCTTGACAAGCTGACCAACCTCTAACACAATGTTACTTTGTGAGGATATTCTATCTTTGCTTATTTCGTACTTTAAATCTCCATTTGAAAAACTTCCCGAAGTTCCAGAATATACATATAATTTTAAATCTACTTTTTGTAAAGCCATTTTTTCTTTTTATTAAATATTACCCCCGCCTGTACTACAGTTCCAAATAAGAGAATTTTGAACTATTCCAAAACTGTCTATCTGTATTGCATAGAATTGGTATTGAGCGTCTCCTGTTGTTTGGGTTGTTGTTATCACATACCATTTACCGCCTCCAAATACTGCTGTACTACCGTAACACATTCTAGTACCAAGCTGATAGCGTGCAGCCGAAGCTGTTGATGCGTTTGTTGAAACCTGATTGCTAGTTTGCCAATATCTTCCTGCTGCTCTTTCTGAACATATATCATCTATTGAGTTGTATCCTTGACTTAAGAAAACAGTTACAGTTCCGCAGTCTAATTGTTTTGCAGGTTGCGTTATATCAACATCGCAAGATAAATTTGCCCCTCCTGAATTACTAAACCCAGTTGCAGGTGGTTCTATTGTAAAGGTTATTGTTCTAGGTGTATCTAAAAGAACTTCTGGAAATGATTGAGGTGTCCAGCTAATAAGGTTTCCTAATACTAAGTCGGGTGCTGCAATGTTTCCGCTATCCGATATAAAGGTTCCTGTAATTTGAGCATCCGCACAAGTAAAAGGTAAAAGTGTTGCGGTTGCAGGTTGAGAATAAGTTACATTACAATCAAAAGTTCCCGGATAGTTTGTGTATCCAATAGGAATATTAAATCTGTATGTTAATACAATATTTCTATCTGAGCCTGTATTGTTAGCACCTACATTTAAACTTGTAGTGATATCAGTTGCACCGTAAAGAAGTTTATTTAATTGAAGACCTCCATTGTTCCAAGTAGATTTGTGTACCGTTCCATCTTGTTCTATGTTTCCAGTGGTTTCGTCTATGTCTGCATCATCACAATCAAAGGCAACGCATCCTGAAGTATTAAAGGAAAAACTATTTGAAACCGCAGAACAACTACCCGAAGTGTTTATCGCTTTAAATTGAAATACCGCACTAACACAAGGTGTAGAAGATTGTATTGTGCAAATAGTACTAGACCCTGTACCTGAAATAACAGCCGTTACAGAACCGCTACCACTTACCCTTGAAACTTGATAACTTGCAATAGACTCAGTACCTGCTGTAAAATAAGAATCCACATCTATTAACTGTTCTAAGGATGGGGCTATGTTTGCAAGGTTTGGTACTGTACCTGAAAATGTTGGGCAGGTAAGGTTTAGATTAGGGTCTTCTTGTGCGGTCTGGAATGGTTGGTCAAATGTTTGAACGCAATCAATAGTAGCATCATTAGAGTTAGTGTAAGCCGAAGGTATTGCAATAGTATAAGTAACGCTTCTTGATATTGTGCTTGCTCCAGTATTTGCAGCAAAACTATAATCCGTCTGGTCTAATATAGAACCGTTTCTAATATTAGGGTTATTTATTACGCCGCTACTGTCTACCGAGAAGTTTGTAAGTCCAGCTGTTGTACAGGTAAAAATACCCAGCGCTTGAGTTGGTTCTGTAAATTGTAGAAAGTATGGACTTCTAACGTTTATCTTTGTACTCATTATTTTTTATTTAATGTAAATTGTAAAAACTCTTCTACGTCTAATCCGTATGCTTCTAGTAGTTCGTCTGGTAGTTTCTTAAAACCTTGTTCAAATGGTTTAGTAAAGAACAGAGAAGGCTTAATACCTTTACGCTGTATGCTTCTTGCAATTAAGAAGCCTAATGTTGTATAACCTCCCTTTTGGAATCTACCCTTTGAGTCTCTTAATTTAAGACCCTTTGCTTTTGCCCAATCCGCTAACGGTTTAACAGGTGGCATTTTACTTTTATAACTATAAGGTGTATCGTATTTCTTTTCAGTTCCACTTACACCTTTATCTTGGAAATTACCATAACCTAAATCCCAGCTTAGTTTAAACGAATTAGGGCTAACCGTTAAAACACCATCCAATTTCTTATAAAGTCCCTTAGAAACGTTCTTTTTGCCCTTAGTTAATCTGCTTCTAGATTGTTGTGCAACAAACTTTCTAAACTTCTCTAAAGATTCCTTTGTATTTGTTAGCATACCGTCATATCGTTTTTAACTAATACGTCAAATGTTGCAGCCCATCCAGCTAACTTGTTTTCAAATCTATCTACAAATGGCTCACATCCTACAGCCCCATCTACTTGGAATAGGTCAGTATATAAATCCCCCCTTTGTAGTATCGATACAACCCTGTTAATAACTTCTAACTGGGTATTTAAAACATCTTGCTCGTTATCATTACCTACAAATATATCTGTAACCTCGTCTTTAGATTCGTCTACAATATCCATCGCTAGGATACTAATGTTAAACGTCATTGTGTTAGATGCAACGTTGCAGTTGTTTACTATTATGTGAGATAATGGAAATATAGTTTGTTTATTTAAATCAATATCATCAAGGCTACCATAAGAAACGGTATTTACAAAAGGCTCTGCATTAAGTGCATCCTTTATTTTTTTCGTTACGTTGTAAAATCCTGTCATCTGTTCTTAATTAGTTTTGCTTCTAGTTGGTTCTTTTCTTTTTCAAATGCTAAAAACATAAAGCATTCGTGAAAGTTTAATTTAGTGATATATTCAAATCGTCTAACATCTCCTTTAGAGAGTCCATAGAGTGATTGATACCACCCCCACTTTTTGCCAAAGTTTGTAGCTGCTCCGTAGTCAGTTCCTTCGGTATTTCCTGATTCAAATAGTTCAGGGTAGTTTTCAGTAGTTCGTTGTTTAAATTGTAAAAAAAAAACATACATCCCATTACTACATTCAATGGCATTTGCTTCATTAAGTCAGCACGTTCTAAACCTTCGTACTCTTCTATCTGATATCTGTCTCCCTTTTGTAAGGTGATAGGTCTGTAAAGAACCGCCATAGCCTTGTGCATCATATCCCAATCAGTAAAGTTCTCATCAAGGTCTATATATTCCCCAAGTGTCATATCGTCTAAGACTGGCACAAAACCATAATCAACACCCTTCATTGTAAACGTAGGTATTAAGTCTTGTTTAGATTCAAACAGTTTATTTATATCGTTTAGTATCTCTTGTACGTAGATGTATTTAATCTTGGCTATATCCCTTAGGTTAAGGTCGCAAAATATCTCAACAGTCTTATGCATTAAGAAGCTGCTATCTTGATTCTCATCTGTATTTAACTTCGCAAACTTCTGGTATTGCTCTAGTGTTATTTCAGATAAACTACTTGGTATTTGTATTTTTACTTTCATATATTATAACAATAAAAAAAGCTTTAATTTGTATAAATAGAAAAAGGGCTACATCTCTGCAACCCCCTTACTAACTAATCTAAAAACTATGAAAAAATGTTAGCACATATTTAAAGGATGTGCCAATCCTTATTTTAAATTGTTATCGTATACGTATCTGTATACTTCATTAATCTTATCTTCCAACTCTTTACTGTTCTGTTCGTATATTTCTTTACCTCTACTTAATTGACTCTTATAATCTATTGTCAATCTTACTGGTTGCCCTCCTTTTTTCCAGCTGGAAGATATTGGTGTTTGTATTACATATACATCATTCTCCCAACATTCTTTTTTAACTTCCCAATCCTTTAGTACTTGAGTAGCCATAGGAATGCGTTTAAGAAGACGTGAAGGCTTATGATGCAAATGCCTGTAAATATTAACCCTCTCTTAATTGTCCTCCTTACAAGGCTTCTATTCTCTTCTGCCGTTAATCGTTTTACTAATTCGTACTCGTAACTTTCTTTTAAATCTTTCATATCGTTTGTTTTTGTAAATATATAAAAATCATCTTAAATAAGCTCTTTCGCAATCTCTACTGCAAAAATCTCCATCGCATTCCCTTAAACATTCCGAACATTCGTTTCTTTGTTCAAGACTTTCTAAGTACCTATCGTATTCTCTTTCTATATAACACATATTAAGTTATTTTTATTAATCCTAAACCGTATTCATTAGCTACATAGTTTATATGCTTCTGAGTTGTTGCGCTCCAGTAACCTAATTGAATAAGCTGACTTCCTTCTATAGTCGCAACGTGCGTATTATAACTATAAACTTTATTTGAATCTACTCTTAAATTTGCTTTATATCTTTTCATCTTATTTCTTTTTTCCGCATAACGGATACATTCTAGTGTAATAGTTAGTGCCCTTTTTAATGATCTTTTTTCCTATCTTAAGATCTTCGGTAGCTACAGCGTTTATACGTCCGTAATATCCTACCTCTTTTCTATCCGGTGTGTCTATTAAAGTAGTACCGATAAATTTACCATCTATCATATACTCTAAAAAAAAGCCGGACTCTTTAAATATAGTTTTCATAAATCTTTTATTTGTTTTTAATTATAGACCAAATATAAAACCTTTATCGTTAATAACCTAATACTTATTAACTTTTTATTTTACTCTAGTAGATGAAGTAAGATCCCTTATGGGGATTCTCTAGAGTATCGGTTAAGATATAACGAGCAGCATCTATACAATCGGGATGCAGACCGCTTGGTTTCTGGGTCTTGTTGCCCTCTTTATCTGTAGACCATATATAACCACCTAATTCTTTTTTTAGGTTCTTAGAACGGCTAGAAACATATATCTCATTTTGATTCATTAGGTTTATTCCATATACAACTGAATCCCTACCTTTAGTTACACCGTGAATATTATGCCCATATCCTTGCAGCTCTGCTATCGATTTTGGTTCTGCTGAATCAGCTGTAATATTTTCTCTTATATCGTTTGACTCTAAGAATCTACTAATGTCTCTATTAAGCATTCCCTTTTTATAAAGTACCTCATCATATATATAAGCTTCATTCCATTTGTATAATGCTATTAATGTTGTAGGGTCTACACTGTAGCCAAAATCCATTCCATAACCTAATAACCTTGCTTCTTGTGGTACTGTATCTATTTCTTTCCAATCGGGAATACAAGCACCCTCAATATTTCCAATAAGCCCATCTAAATATACACGACACCAGTTCTTCCAGTAGGTTGAGGTCTCTGCTTTCTTCCTAGCTTTTAATAGTTCGTCTACTATGCTTTTAGGGAGTGCATCGTTATCCCTGTAGGTAAGTGTAATAAAGTCTGTATCCTCTTGCCCTACTAATTGAGTGTCTACCCAAAACAATGCAGCTGGGTTGTAATCTAACCAGATATGTTTATTGGTTCTTATGGCCATCTCTTGGTAAGCATCAAAGCCAGATATAGTATTCGACTCATTGACAAACAAAACATCCCTTCTTGCTCCCCTTAACTTTGAACTATCATCTGTACTAAAGAATTCTATATAGCTTCCGTTGTTAAACGTGTAACGCATTATAGATTTGTTGTGTTGGTTTTCTTTGTACCGATTTAATCCTTTTAGTATTTGAATAAAATCTTTGTAGCTACCCCTTCTAAGTGCAGGAACTGTTCCAGCAACTACCGATATGACTTCTCCTGAATTTTTAAGAGCGTAATCAATTAAAATGGATAGAATACAAATGGTTTTACCTGCACTACTTCCACCCTTAACTATCCTTACTCTGCCTTTTAATTCTCTTAGCTTAGCAAGGGCTATGGTTTTCTTTACCCGCATATTAATCTATGAAAAGCGGTAGCTCTTCGTTGATAGTAATATCTTTAGTTTCTTTTGGCTTCCCTAAGTAGTAGCTTAAATACAATCGTACCCAATTAATATCTTTTGACTGTACACCTTCTGTTAAGGCTGCTAAGGCATCATCTTCTAATGGGCTTAGTCTTTCTACTAATTTTATTTCTTCGCTCTTAGGTTTACGCCCTGCGCTCTTATGTCCACCGTTAAATTTTCTTCTATCCATAATTAAAAAAGATTATTAATAATATAATAATTTTTATATAAATATGTTATAAGTCTTTATCTTTAAAGTGGTCTTCGAAATAAACCCATATGCCAGCTGTAAGTATAATCCAGAATAATAAAAATAATAATAAAAAAGATCCTATCATAATATTGCTTCTTCTTTCTTTAATCTCTTTACTTCCTTCTTAAGGGTGTTTAGCTGCTCTCTAAGCTCCTTAACTCTATTTTTAAGAGAAACATTCCTTTTCTTAAAGATTCGGTAAATATGATCTTTATTTACAGGAGTTTCAGAGTTCTTAAGTTCATTTATTATTGTTTCCCTTAAGTTTTCTAGAGCATCTAAATCATCTCTAAAAGCAGAGGGAGTTAATAGCCATTGAGCGTGTATAATTTTACAAGAGTGTAATACCGTGGAGTGATCTCTTTTAACGGTAGCTCCTATCTTTTGTAAAGACACTTTCTCTACTGACTTTAATGTAAACTCTCTAGCTAATACGTAGAATATTACTCTTGCGTTTACGGTCTTCTGATCTCTTTGCTTAGTAGAAAGATCGTTTACTCCTGTTTCTAGTTCTACTAGGTTTTTAATTAATTTTAGTGTCTTCTTCATTTATTATTTTTTTAATGTTTTCTAATGTATTGTATTTACTTTCGTTAAAAGCTTTTATTATTCCGGCGCAAGCTTCGTACATCTCTGCGTCTTCGTAAAATTCTAAAGCCTCTTCTAATTCACTTATAGTCGCTCCATCGTATAAATCTAAAAGAGCTAGTATATAATACTCTTGCACTTTTTCTTTATGTAATTTCACTCTTTTTAAATTCGTTTATATTAAAAATAGTTCTAGGCGTCTTAGTTGTGCTAAAGTAATCAGTTTCATTTAATTTTAAAAGGCTTTCGTGATATAATACGTCATCTGTTTGACAAACAACGAATAAATAAGGAATAATGCCCGTGTCATTATATAGATCTATTCTATGCTTTACTTGCCAAGGAGGTAAGCCGTGACCCTCGAAACCGGTAGACCAATTAACGTATTTCTTCTGACACTTTACTTCTCCTAAGTACCATTTATTATTATGCTTGAAAAGTAAATCGGCTTGCATAAATCTTATTCCTGTATTCTTTAAAAAGCTTCTTACTATATCTTCTCCCTCCCAACCTTTTCTGATGTTTTCTAGATTCTTATTAAAGTAGCTGTCTTCTTTTGTGCCTGTAAATAGATTCATTTTTATAAGTGTTTTAATATCATTCCAAAATTATTTACTACATCCGGAAAGTCTACATCTTCTTTCCTTATTAGTTTTGTCTTTTTAAAGGGCTTGTAGTTTACGTGATGATGCCAACGATTAAACTTCCATACTACTTCCGAAACGTCTGGATGCATATCTACTAACATCTTTGACTTCGGCATAGTTCCTTCTTTGTCATAAAAGGCATCTGAGTTACCTCCTCTAAGAACTTGAGTAGTTATCTTATATTGCAAGAAAGCATTAAACTGTACCGTACACCAATTATCTTTAAGCATTCTTAAACTTATATCAGTGTCTTCGTTGTACCTACCTCTCCATCTATAAGGCGTATCGTTTCTAATAAGATTACAGGAGTATATTCTTGTGTTAATAATAAAAGGAGGTTGCTTTGTTTTTCTAGGTGCAAACATAAAGTAATTAGGACCAGCCATAGCAACGTTAATATATCTATCGCAAAAGTCTTCCATAGCTCTAAATATTGATCCGCATCCTACAGGCACTTTAAGGTTTTTATTTAATCTAAAGAAGCCTCTTATATTGTCATCCATTACCCAATGCCATTTAAATCCTGCTTTTATTGAATGATCCCAAGCGAAGTTTCTTGCCGCTCCTGGACCGGTGCTCTTAGTTCTTCCTAGATCGTCAAAAACATCGTACTCTTCTAGATACTTTTCCGGAAGTATTAAAAGCTTTTTATAATCTATTACCTTAGAATAATCTTCGTAATCAGATTGCTCTATTACTACAAAGTAAGGTACTCCCATCTTCTCTAAAGATTTACTTGTTAATCTAGAATCTGATCTTTTTTTAGATACTATATATAATGGATATTTAGGATTCATCTCTT